AATCCTTTTCATCCCCCCCCCCACATAACATAAACATCTTTACTCCTTTAGTTATAATATACTTCTCCTTGTATTTCTACCAATTTAATATGCCATCCAAAGTTATCGTCCTCTACATAAGAATGGCTAAAATAATTTTGAGGTGCTATATATTCTTTAGTAAATACTCCACTTGTTCCATTTCCATCTATTCTACCATATTTCATTCCATCAAAATAGCAGGAATGCCCTCTACCATTACTATTTAAAACCCTATAATTAAATTTAACAAATATTGTCTTGCCTTTAAGATTATGCGTAAAAGTCTCATTTAATCCCAAACTAAATTCCAATTTGTTAGCATATTCTCTAATGCCCCCCCCCCCAACATCTACGATATAATTTGTTCCACCAAGTAATAACATTTTTTAATCCTTATAAATTCTTTGCAAGGCTTTTTCTAATTGCTCTTGCTTAATCTGTGTTGCTTGATTTTGTGCTTGCTGTGCTTGTTGTTGCAATGCTCTCAAATCCACTCCAAGCCTACGCATTACTTCAGGACTTAATTCATAATTCCCCAAAGGTGTATAAGATTCAGGGGCATTTTCACCAAATGGTCTAAAGCCACTCTTATACTCCCCAATTTTTCCAGCATTAATAGGATTAAAGAAATCCTGCATTGCTTGAAGTCTTATATTAGGGTCTTTGTATTTTTGAATATTTGCCCAATTATCACTATTGTTTGCAATCAAATCCAAATACCGCTTATATTCATTCTCATTTTGTCGATTTTGATTCTTGTATTGCTCTTTAAACATAAAATCCGCTAAACCATTATTCACTCCACTACTAGCATTCCTTGCCTCTGCTTGTGCTTTCTCTAAATCTGCTTGTGCTTGTAGCATTCCATAATTGTTTAAAATTCTATTTTCTTGTTGCTTTCTTTGATTATCTAAATTCGACCCATAGAGATTAGATTCCAAAAGTCTAGGTGTATAAGCATTTTTGATTTGTTGGTCTTGATTATTAAAGATTACGCTATTATAGTTAGCTTCTCTTTCTTTGTCTCCCCACTTTTGATTTTGTGAATTTTCCCATTTTTGTGCCTCTGCTTGTAAATCCAATAAACCCATTTGTTTTTGTCTTAGTTTATCTTGCTTCCAAGTCTCACTTAGGTTTGTGAGTTGCTTCCCAGCCTCACTCCACGCACCACCTCCAGCTTGTCTTATGAGTTCAGGACTTACTCTATATCCATTATACCAACCACCCATTGCCATTGTGTGCCTCCTTTATCTTTATTGCATTCCCCCATACAATCCACTTCCAAGCATTCCACCTTGATTTTTCTTTTTATTTTGATTAAAAACATCATCATAAGCATTATTCATATTGTTTTGATTCTGCATTCTTGTGCTATTCCATTGATTATACATATCTTTTTGGAAGTCGAGTTCTTTTTTAGCTATTTTTTGTTGATTATGTGCTCCATAGATACTAGCCCCAGCACCCAAAAGCCCAACTGCATTACCAAAAGCACTGCTTCCTAAAAAATTACCGATTGCACCCCACATCTAACACCCCCTATTATCCAAATATTTTACCCATTTCAGAGTATGTCGCATTGCCACTTTTTATTTTGTTCATCAAATCATTTGGGACAAAATTTTGATTTTGTGTGCTAGCCAAAATCAAATCAGGATTATTTTGCACTTGTGTAGCTTGTGGTTGATTGACTATGCCTTGATTTTGTGCTTGTTGTGTTTGTGTGAGTTGTTGCATTCTAAGCTGATTATAAATCATCTCCCAACCTTGTGGATTATCTAGCCCTTGTGCCATTGCAGGATTAGTTTTGTTAAGTTCATTTAGATAGTTAAAAATCTCTTCCCCTTTAAACCCCTCTAATCTACCCTCCATTTCTGCAATAGAATTTTTAACATTGATAATATTTCGCTCCGAGTTTAACTTCTCTAACTCTTGCTTTAATTCATCAACTTGTTTTTTGTATTCACTAATCCCCAAAGCTTCAGCAAGTTCCCCATATTCTCCTTTTTGTTGTGGCTCTTGCACTTTAGCATTTTGTTGAATATTTTGAATCTGTGATTGTTGAATGATATTCAATATTTGCTCCATTTGCACTTCATTTAAACCTTGTTGTTGCACATCATTTGGAATTGATTCTAATTTTTGAGGATTTAATTGTGCTTGTGGCTCTTGAATATTTTGTTCCAAACTGCCTTGTCCTTGAATATTTTGCCCATCTCCTTGTATTTGTGGAGCATTGATAGCTTGATTTAAAGTTTCTAAATTTTCCATACGATTCCTTTTAATTATATTCTACATTTTCATTTTCTTTTTTACTTAAATTATCCAAAGCATTCTCTAAAATGCTTAAACACTCTGCTATCCCAAAAGCTCTATCAAGCATTATTTTAGCTCTTTGGGGATTCTCCTCATTCATTGCTTTTATTTGATAAGAATTATATTTTTTAAAAGCCTCCTTGATTATAAATTGGTATGCCTTGCTGTTCTTGCAAGTAGTTAGCTCCGATAGTGTTAGCTCCATTATTATTTCCTCCTACAAAATAATCCTCTTTGTTTTTGATTCCAAGAAGTGGTAGCATATCTTGTACAATTCTCACCATTCCTTGATAATTCTGTATTTGTGCAAACATCGCAAAAGCTTTCTCATAAGATTGTAATTGCACTTGTTTATTTGTAGCTCCAAGCCCTGTATTAATCGTAGCAATAAGCTCCAAAGGAGGCTTAATCTCCAAATCTCCCAAAAATTTAGTATCATATTTATAGATTAAACTAGCAAGTCTAGCAAACATTACTTCAATAAAAGTCTCGTTATAGCTTCTAATGAGGCTTTGTATCCTTGTATTTGCTTCAGCGGATAAAACACTAATCCCTGTTGCAGTATTATTTAGCATTTGTGAGTTCGTTCCACTATTATACGCAGTTACCCCTAATGCTTCTTGTGCTTCTAAATCCAATCTTTGCACATCAAAAGTTCCCTCATTGATACTAGGAGGAGTGAAAAACTTAACACTATTTGGGTCATTACACGCAATAATCTCTCCTGCACCTTTTTTAAAAGCCAATGGGTCAATTCCTCCTGCTAAATCCATTAATACTCTAGGATTCAAAGATAAATCAATAGCGTCTATTTGTTGATTTCTCCTTGTATTAATCTCTTGTTGCAATCCCAAAATAATAGCGATGGGAGAATCCCCATAAAGTCTAACCACTTCTTCATTGTATTCTCTAATTTGTGGGATTAAATTTCCAATTACAAAAGGCATTCCATCATTCAAAGGTATATCTCTTAGTTTGTTATTCTCTAAAAGTGTTGCTAAATACCATTGATTATTGATTTTATAATACACTTCTTGCAATTTTTCTCTTTTATAAAGCCTACTTATATCAGTTTCTCTTTGGATTTCATTCTCTGGAGTAAAGATTCCAAGCTTAATGTAGTTTAGAATCTGTGCTTTAGAGAGGTAAATATTATGCACCAAATAATTTAAGTCCTCATTGCTTGTCGCATCAGGGTCTAAGAAAACATCATAAATATTAATGTTTTCTAGTTTTGGCTTATCTCCAGCCCAATACACACGCATTATTGGAGTTCCATAAATAATTGCTTCTAACATATTGCTAGAGAGTAGATTAAAAAGCTTCATTTCTTTTTGCGTGTAATGATTAAATGCTTCTTGAATCTTATCCACAATCGGTGCTAATTGTGCAACCTCTAAAACTTGCTCTATCTTGACAATATCCTCATTGCTAAAATAAGATTCTTGAAAACTAGCTAATATCCTGCGTGTCTTGCTAGGCAATACAGGGATAAAAATATGAGATTTATTCCTTTTGCGTAAAAACTCCATCACTTCATTGCGATATTTACCTAAATAGCTTCGAGTAAGTTCATTAAAACTAGGTAAATATTTTTCGTGCCTATTTCTTGCAGTTTGGATTAAAGTTTGCAAACTTGAAGTATCTAGCATTATTCCTCCCTTAGATACTCTTGCAAAGTATCTTTATCAATCTTTGTCTTTTTAGCAATCTCCTCCAAACTCTCCCCTTTTTTTATTAGCTCTTTAAGCAAAATTTTCCTATGCGTTTTTTTTGGGATTGAAATATTTAATCCCCCAAATTTTTCACAAGCAACTAGCGTTTTAAACACATCGCCATTAAACATTTCTATCAAAAAAGCAAGATTTGTGTTCAAATAAAACCTCATTTTTTAAGGGCATTATACACCTAAAATACGAAACATCAAAATTCAATCAAAAGCTATTAAATTTATTATCACTTTATTATAGAAAGCTTTTAAAAAGTTTTTAACAAAACTCTAAAAATATTACCAAGCACCCTCGATTTTTTGGTAATTGTAGAGTGAGCTTTGTGGATTTTGTGGTTTAGCACTTGTATAAATGGCATAACGCATTGCGTCCATTGCGTGATTATAAGAATCAATAGGTTTATCTTGAATTTTTCCATTTTTGTCCTTATCCCAAGTATAATTCTGTATTTCTCTAATCACATTCACACTATTTTTTGTGATATTTAAGCGGTATTTTTTAACTTCATTGATTCCATCAATAATGCTTTTCTTTGCTTCTCTTACCCTAAATCCTGCCCTTTTAAATTCCTCTATTTTATCAGGTTCTGCAGTTTCAAAAAAACCAATGAGCTTACTCAAATAAAAATGCTCTCTCTTTAAATAATCAATCACATCTCCGCTTGTATATCCACTTTTATAAAACACTTCATCAATAAATACTTCATTATAATAAAATCCTACTTTTATAATGGCAGTTGGGTCATTAAACCCAAAATCCACTCCATAGATTACCATTTGTAAATCATCAGGGAATTTATCTACAATCTTATATTTTTCATATACAAGCCCCTCTAAATTCCCCCATTCACCCAAACAATAAATCTTATAATAGCTGGGATTATTCTCTTTTAAATCCTCCAAAGTTTTTTTATACACATCATCTAGGAATCTATTATCAAGATAAGTTGTTTTCAAAATGCTTGTATCTTCGCATTCTTTATCAAAGAATCTCTTTTTTAACCAATGTTCTGCACTAATGGGATTAAAACTAATCATTATTTGCTTAGGATTTTCTGTGATTCCTCTAAGCCTTAAATCTAATTGTGTGAAATCATCAAAACTTAACTCGCTCGCTTCTTCAATCCAAATGCAAGTAATTCCATCAATAGATTTAATTTTTTCAGGGTCATCGATACCTTTAAACAAAATCTCATTATTGTTTATTGTGCAAACTATGCTCATATCACTTTTATTAATCTTGAAAAAATCCGATAATCCCCAAGAATTAATGTAGGAATTGATTAAAGAAAAGCAGGAATTACGCAGAGTATTTGCAACTTTCCTAATCACTAGGATTTTATGCCCTTTTTCAAGTAGAATTTTATAAATTATCTTTTGCCCTACAAATCTACTTTTACCACTTCCAGCACCACCATAAAAAACCTCATATCTTTTTGTTCCATTATAATAAGGGATATATTTCTCATTTGTAACTTTCTCAATACCTCTTAAGTCAATTACCATTTACCCACCTTTTGATTCTTTTTTAAGTCGTCATTTTTGACGATAGCCTCTAAACCCCCTATTTATCAAGCTTACAAAATATAAACTCTTTAATAGTTGCAATTTTTAGCATACCTTTACCCTTGCCCACTTCAAAAAAACCTCTCAAATCGCTTCCTACAACTTAAAACAATCTTAAATTATAGCTTTTGTCCCTTTTTGTCCCTTATTTTTCTATTTTGTCCCCAAATGGAGCAATAACCTTAACTTCATTTGCACCGATTACTTGTTGCATTTGTGGTGCAAATCTTGGATTAACTTTTAAAGTCATTGAGGCTTTATCTGCCAAATCAGCAATATCTCTCAAATCTCTAGGCGTTAGCTCTTCCTCTACTTTCTCTAAACTCTCCCCCACAGCAACCCCATTGCTAACTTTAATGTGCTTTCTAATTGTCCCTTTCTTAAGCAGAGATTCAGCCCTCTTAAGTGTGAGAATAGAAACATTATTCACAAGTTCTCTCTTTTCTGCCTCATTTAATGCAATGGAATCTAGCAATCTAAACTTATCATAATAGTTTCCATTTTCTTTTTGCAAATCCTGCTTGATTTTTTTCTCTTGCTCTTTAATGGTTATCTTTGCTTCCACATAATCTTTATATTTTCCTTGCTCCCAACCCTCCCTTTTTGCAATTCTTGCTAAATTAGATTTAGAGATTCTTAAATCTCTAGCAATGGAATTGAGACTTTGCCCTGTTTCATATTTTGTTCTAGCTTCAAAATACACACTCTCACTAAGTGCCATTTATACCCCTTAAATTTTTCTTAAATTATACCATAATTTGCAGTTAATAGAAGCATTAAAACCCATAAAATAGGGATTTTTTAAGCTTTTTCAAAAAGAGCAGAATCCACCCCTTTTTCAAGTTCCATATTTATTAAAGAAACTTTTTAAAGGCTTCGCCCAAGCTAAATTTAATCCATTTTAAAATATCGTTTTTGTCCTCTTACCACACCAACATCAATGCGTTAGTAAGCATTACCCCTAATTTTTAAAAAATCTATTTTTAAAGAAAGGACAAAAATCATTATTTAAAAAAGCTCTTAACTCTAAAAGCCTTTAAAAAGATTCTTAATAAAAATGCTATTTATAAATGGGAGCTTTCTTTGCGAGAATGAAATTTTATCGATAGATAAAATAAATTGAGCAAAGATTTTCTAAATGTGAGATTAAATTTCGATTTGTGAGAAATTTAAGCGTAGCAATTGAGAAAATTGCGAAAGCGATTTTAACATTTTTTTTAAATTTGTCAAGGGCAAAATAATAAGCTAAAAATAAATATATAATTCTAATTAATTCTAATCATTTCATAATGTTTCAATTCTGTTCAAAAAAATTTTTAAAAAATTTTTGTTATAATTTTAGAGTTTAAAGGATTAAGATGTTAGAGTTATTAAAAAATATAGGTCTTGGTCTTTTTGTTAATGGTAATTATGCGTTGCTTAGTGGGAGTGTTACTCCAAACAATATCTACATTGTAATTGGTAGTATCTCATTAATGGCTTTCTGCATTTACGCACAAAAAAGGATAGATAAATGATAGGCGAATATATTGTAAGCGGTTTTTTAACCATTTGTTTAATTATTGCAGGTTATCAAGCATACAAGGCTTATAAGATAGACAAAAGCAAAAAACACAAAAAAGCCCATTAATTATAGCTTGATTCTAGGTCGTCATTTTTGACGACTAAGATTAAAACTCCAACTATTTCCATTTTGGAAATAATCACTCTCACTTCCCACCAAAGCAGGATTTATCTAAGGTCGTCATTTTTGACGATAGGAGATTGAAGTAGATTTTACAAATACTTTAGAATATTTTTCACAACATTGATAAACTCTTGCATTTCTTGATAATTGTTAAAATACATTATAGAATCTTTCAAGAAGTCTAATTTATCATATTCCTCATCTTTTGGTAAAAAATATCTATCCAATTTGGGGCTATATTTAATTTTTGGATACTTTACATCATATTCTATTATTCTATATGAAATCCCAACATCCATTAAAATATCCTTTTGCTCTTGCGTTAAAATATCGCTATGGGCTATAAAGAATCCAATAACATTCTCCTCTTTTTGTTTTTCAATCTCTCTAGCCCCGATAAAAGCCCTTAATTCCTTAGTATGTATTTTTTTTCTTGAATAGCATTTGCACTGCACAATATATTTTGTCCTTATCCCATTAGAATCAATGTAAAAATACAAGTCTATCCCCTCATCGTTGTATCCCTCAACCCTACCATTATAATAAACACTTACATTATATTCTTTTTCAATTATATATCCAATAAATCTCTCATACATCGCCCCCACCATAGCATTATTATAATCGCTCTTATCGCCCTTTAACCAATAAAAGAAAATAGAGTTATAGCGATACAAATACCCACTTACTTCATCATTAGCTTCTTTTACCTCTTTATTGTATTTTAGTATTAAGCCGACAGAAACCAATTCATCGAGTTTATCTGAATCTTTAATGATACTACCACTTTTAAAAGATTCTATATTAAAGATAATAGTATCTTTTATGCTCTCTTGAAATTTCTCTATTTCTTCTTGTTCTTTCCTCTGCTTTTCTAATTCTTTTTGCCTTTGTTGCTCTTCCCATTGTTCTCTATGTTCTCTTTTTCTTTTTACTATTTTTTTCTCATTTATAATAGTATGTAAAATAGCAATACCCGATATTAAAATAAAAAAGATAAATATATATAAGCCAACTTTAAACTCCTTATTTACAAGTGCATTAAAAATACCGCCAAAAGAAACATACAATATAAAAATATAAACTCCAGCTGCCATTCCAAAGGGTGTATTATCAATTTTTGGTTCAACATACACATTTGGGTCTATATAATTTTTTCTACGCCTCCGCCTCGACATCAATAAACCCTTACATTTATCCTTGCCCTAACAATTCCTACTATATTTAATGATTCTACTTCCTGCCCCTCTAGTAAAATACTCCCATAATCTTTATTTGTGCTAACAAGCCTTACCCACTTATTAAAAGGGTCTTTTTCTAATTGTTTTACATATAAATCCCCCGCAATATTTGCAATAATCGTATCCCCATTTTTAGCCTCGCACTCTCTCTCTACGATGATTAAATCCCCATCGTTAAAATAAGGAAGCATAGAATCCCCACTAATTTTTATAATATCTAAATTATTCCTATTTTGTATTTTCAAACCCTGCAATAATGCAGAATCAAAAGCCATTTTTTTGGGCTTATTCTCCATTGAGGCGATTCCATACCCAGCAGAAGCAGTAACATTTTCATAAAAATTAATAGTAATTTCTTTACTTTTACTTTCATTTTGAAATCCTATCACTTCTTTAACTTTCCCTATTTTATTTCTATCATCATTGTATTTTAACAATGCTTTGCTAGTTAGCTTTTTATCCCTCCTCCAACCTGTTGCACTATGTTTATTAAAACCCATTTTCTCAGCCACAGCCTCCAAACTTTTAACATTATAGAAACTTTTTAATTCTTCTACAAATTCCTTAAAATCGGTCATTGTAAAACCTCCTATGTAAATTTTATACATATTTTAAGATAATTTATGTAATTTTCTCTTGACATATGTAAAAAAATTACATATAATTCCCCTATCAAAAGTTTTTAACTTTTTAATCAATTCCTTTTAAGATTTTAATCAAATCTATTTAAGAAGCAGATTAAAAGTTTTTAACTTTTTTGTTCTTTAACTTATTGATTCCGAGAGAACTAAGGATTACCAAATTAACCTAGTTTTTCTTTTGGTATTTAAATTTTAATAATAGTTACGATAACTATGCTTAAGTGTTATATTAAGTGATGTTATTGCTAACTTTGGTTTCTAATAGCGTGGCTAAGCGTGGTATTAGTTTAAGTTTATTAGCAAACGACAAAAAATAAAATGGATTCCAAGAGAGTGCAAAACAGGCGTTCTAATGAGCGGTTAATTTACATTAGTTTAAGCGGGAGTAATGCGTTCTTTTTTTTTTAAATCCTTATTTTTGATGAGACTTTTTTCATATTTCATTACTCCCACTTAAGCTAATTAGCTTAAATTTTATCCTAAAGGGGATTAAATGGAAACTCAATTAAATGATGAGGAGATTCTATACTCCTTATTAGACAACAAAGATGATGTTTTAGATTGGCTTTTAGATGAGCAATATCAAGAAATGAAATTAAAAGATTTTGTGCAAGAAATTATAAGGAGGTATGGAAGCTATGTGTAGAATCATCATTAACAAACAAAATATAGGTGGAGAGGAAATCAACAGCGTTAATGCTAGAAACTTACACGAAGCCTTAGAGGTTAAAACAGAATTTAGCCATTGGATAAAAAGACGATTAAAAGATTCAATGGCGATAAAAGACGAGGATTACATTGTTTTAGAAGTATCGTCAAATTTGACGACCTTATCGCCAAAAATGACAAAAGCCAAAAAAGACTACATTATTACCACAGATTTAGCAAAAGAAATCTCAATGTTAGAAAAAACAGAGAGGGGAAAGCTAGTAAGAAAACATTTTATAAAAGCAGAAAGGGACTACACCAAAGCTTTAATAGCTAAAAATCCTAAAGGGGTGGAATATAAACTACCTAAAACTTATAGTGAAGCCCTCAGAGCTTTAGCAGATAGCGAGGAAAAGAAAAGCACACTCGAAGCTCAACACAAAAGACTTTTTCTTAGTGATGAGACTTATCCTAGCACCTATTTAGCAAAGGAACTAGGCTTATCCTCCGCAAATCTACTCAATGAAATTTTACATAAAGTTGGGATTATTTTCAAGCAAGGCGATGTATGGCTACCTTATGCCAAATATTCACATTATGGAATCTTGAGTATCAAAACAGGCAAAGATTTCAAAACCACTTCTAATTGGACTCAAAAAGGTAGAGATTTTATTCTCAAAAATTGGGAAAAAATAAAAGCAAGGTATGATGAAAAAAACAATCAAGAAATACAAGAAATTTCAAAAACTCTAAAGGCTTAAAAATGGAAAAAATAGTTTTTTATAGAGGCTTAAAAGCGACTTATTCAAGCAGATATTACAGCGTTTTTGAGGGGCTTATATGGAGCAGACAAGGTTTAAATGCAAGACCAATAGACACTTTTTTGGGGGTTAAATGTTAAGTATCAACAAAGAAAAGATATTAAAGGACTATGGCTTTATTAGAAACTTTCTAAAAGAAAACAATCTCACAGAAAGTGATTTGCATAACTTGCAAAGAGCATTAAGGGATAACAAGGGACAAAGACTAAACAAAAATGGAAAAATACACAAAACATTTCTAATCATTAAAAAACTAGGATACATACAAGAAAGGAAATAAAATGTTAGATGTTAGACGCACAGATAGAATTACAGGAAGCAGAATCGGAGCAGTTTTAGGACTAAATCCCTATCAAAGCAGAAATCAAGTTTTAAAAGAAATGGTGCTAGAGCATTTTGGAATCAAAAAAGAAAAAAACAATTTTGATATTCAAAGGGGTATTACTTTTGAACCAATCATCATTAATGAATTAGAAAAAAACTCTATGAAAGTGGAGCAAACAGGATTCTTAATTCACCCAAAATATAATTTTTTAGGTGCAACTCCTGATGGAGTAATTAATGATGTTTTGCTTGATGAGAGATTAGCCTTAGAAATCAAAGCACCAAGAAAATTTTATGAGGATATACCGATTTATTATTTTGCACAAATGCAATTAGAAATGGAAGTGCTAGAGGTAGAGCAAGGATTATTCATTCAAGGAATCAAAGGAAGCAAAGGGATAGAAATAAAAAAAGAAAATATCCACAAAACAAACTTCATAGAAGCAAACCTCCCAAGCCTAGAAAGCTTTATGGAGGAATACCAAAGAAGCATAGAATCACAACAAGATTTTATATTAGAGGGATTAGCAACAGAATGGAGAGAAATCAACAGAATGCTAGAAGCCTACACACACAAAAAAGATGAGTTAAAAAAGCAAATCTTAGAATATGTAGGCAACAAGCCTATTCAAACACAGCATTTAAGCATAATCGAAAAAACACGCAAAGGTGGGATAGATTATAAAAAATATTGCAATGATATGAATTTAACAATCCCAAATGATTATCTAAAAAGCGACACCACTTATTTTGAATTAAAGGCAATGTAATGAATAATGTAACACTACTAGGAACGCTAACAAAAGATGTGGAGTTAAGGTATCTACCTAGCGGTAGTGCATTAGCAAATCTAAGCCTAGCCCACAACAAAAGATTTAAAAGAGCAGATGGGGAATATGATGAAAGAGTGCTTTATGTTAAAGCCTCTTGTTTTGGTAAAACCGCCGAAGTGATTAATCAATACTTCAAAAAAGGAAGCAGGATTCTAATTCAAGGAGAACTTGTATTAAATACTTGGACAGACAACAATGGAAACAACAGACAAGAGCATTCCATTTTAATTGAAAAAATCAATTTTGTTGATAAAAAGAATCAAGAGCAACAAACAAAACAAGCTCCGCAAGAAACAAAAATAATCTATGAACAAAGCGGAGAAACACAAGTTATTCAAAATAACAATAAAAATACCAATAAAAATACTGCAGTTATTGATATTGGCGATGATGAAATACCATTTTAAAATAAAGGATAAAAAATGAATAATGAAATAATGACAATCGAAAAAAATGAAGTGCTAGAAACTGCAAAAAAATACCTTACAAGCTTAGGTTGCAACATTCAACCCAAACATCAAGAACAATTTTTAGAAATTTGCAGAAGCTTTAAACTCAATCCTTTTGCTAGGGAAATTTACGCCATACCCTATGGAAATAATTTCAATGTTATTGTAGGGTATGAGGTTTATATTAAGCGAGCAGAGATGAGCGGACAACTAGCAGGGTGGAAAGCTTGGAGTGAGGGAGATGGAGCAGAGTTAAAAGGAGTTGTGGAAATTTACCGCAAAGATTGGAGAGAGCCATTTAGGCACGAAGTTTATTTTAGTGAATACAATCAAAACAATTCTATGTGGAAGAGCAAACCTAGAACTATGATTAAAAAAGTAGCAATAGCACAAGGATTTAGAATGTGCTTTTCTTGTGAGCTAGGCGGAATGCCTTACACCGCAGATGAAATTCCACTAGAGGAAAAGGCAGAGACTTACACAGCACCACAAGCCCCACAAATTGAAACACCAAAAAGGAATCTAGCCTTAGAGTTTTCAGAAAAACTAAAATCAAAGGGCTTAAGCAAAGAGGAAATCAGAAATTTTTGTTTAACTAATCAAATCAAATCAAGTGATGAGGCAAAGCTTCAAACTCTTTTAGATGATGAGGGGGGATTAGATTTGCTAATCCAATCTTTTTTAAAAGAAGAATCAGAAACACAAGAAGTAGAGGCAGAGGAGATATTCTAAAATGACAAGGCAGGAGCTTATAGATGAGTTTGCAAAAAAGTTTTATTCTTTTAATAAGCTTGACTGCCAAGCGTTACAAGAATATTTAGAGCCTTTTGATGAAAAGCAAATCTACAAAATATACAAAGCTTGTGTGAGTGAAAACAGGTTTTTAACATTAAATCTAGTTGCCAATGAATGTAAAAAGCTTAAGGGTTATGAGATTTCAAAATGGGATAAAGAAAGCTTATCCCTCCTTAACAAAGTCGAAGCAGTAATAAGATTCATTAAAGACAATAAAATGGTAGATGATTTTATTGCAGGTAAGGTTTATTTTGCAAAACTCAAAAACAAAATAAACAATGAACCACTTTTTACAAAAGAGGAATTATTAATCTTAAAACAAGTTTTCAATAATCACAAAGGTTTATATTACTGCATTTCGCAGGGAGGCAATGAAGAGTATATCCAAAGAGAATTTTCAAAAATATTCTACTTAAGGGGACTTAGTGAAAATAACAATAGAAAATGTCAATCCACCTAGTATTAATCACTATTGGCTAGGCAATGGATACCATAGGTATATCAGCAAAAAAGGAATAGAGTTTAAAAGGCTTTTAGCTCTTAAAGCTAAAGAGGCTGGAGCAAAACTCTCAAACGAACAAATAAAAATGCAAATTATTTGGAGCTATAAAGGCAATAGAAGAAGAGATATTGACAATATTTTAAAACCTATATTAGATAGCCTAGAGGGCGTTTGTTACCATAATGATACGCAAATAACCACACTGCAAGTGCAAAAGATTTTAGGCACTAAAGATAAATTAGAAATAATAATCACAGAATTAATTTAAATAGAAATGTAAAGGAATAAAAATGGGAAATCGTTGTGTAATTGTGAATCATACAAGAACAAAAGGAATTTATCAGCATTGGAATGGTGGGCGTGATTCAATCGAACCTTTGTTACAAATAGCAAAGGAAGAATACGAATTAAATAAAGATGGCTTTTATTTTGAGCCTTTTAATGCAGTTTTGGAGGTTTCTAAAAAGGCTTTTGGCGGAGAGCTTTTAACTTTGGATAGTTACGAAAATATCAAAGTTGGGGACAATGGAGTTTATATCGTTGATGATAATTTTAAGATAATTGGGCGTGAAGATTTCAGTGGAGAGGAACAGGATTCACATAATCCCAAAAGAATGGAATTGTATATTTCTCTAAGTTACCATTTGGGAAGCGTGAAAACTGAAGCTATTATGAAAAAGATAGATAAATACATTAAGGAATCAGAAAATGAACAAAATCAAAAAATTTAAAATCAAAAAAGCAAAGGCTATGAAAAAGCCTGTGTGCTTATTAAAGATTTTGGCTGGTG